ATAGAGGACGCAGTCAAGGCACGAAAGGAAGCAGAAAACCGGATCTTCGGGGAATTTTTGGATTGGTACTACGAAACGCATCCAGAAAAAGCAAAAATGGAGACCGGAGACTGACCAAATTTGCAACCCAGTATGAGGACCTGTTTATGCAGGCCATCATAGGACACTCTCAAAAAAATGCAGAGCTAGATCGCAAGCTCAAGCAAAAGGAGCTATCCGAGAAGATCAAAGCAATGCGGGCCGATTTGGAGAAACAGAGCAGTAGATCCATGACTTCGGAAATGTTCGTTGCCACTGTCCGGAAGTACACCCGCGCCAAGAAGCTGACGCCCCGGATGCTGAATGAGCTGATTGAAAAAATTGAGGTACACCAGGCGGAGAAGATCGATGGGGTGTGGGAACAAAGGCTTACCATCCACTACAACTGTGTAGGTACGATCTTCATTCCCGAAGCTCTGCCGCTGCCTGCCCCGGAGGTGTCCATGAACACAAGAAAAGGAGTCGTTGTCAGCTACGCCCCCTGAATCGACCGCCCTTTGAGCAATAAAAAGGGCGAGTGTTCTTACAGCTTTTCAAATGCTATAAGAACACTCGTCATGTCTAAAGGGACAATTTTTAATAGAATATAGCGCATCAAAAAACAGCGGAAAAAGACACCGTTACCCTGTCTATTCCCGCTGTTTTTCTGTATCATGCACACCCCAAATCAGAGATTGGGATACCAACTCAGCCAATCACCGTGGCCTTCCTCTTCCAACTTTTCAACCACATAGCGCAGCAGTTCCTCCGGTGTCGGCACTTCTCCGGCACATGGTATCCTTTCCCATTGCGCCCGCTTTTCCGGGTCAGGATCATGTAAGCCCTGCTCAATCCGGGCTGAGATTATCGCCCGCATTTCCTCTAATGTGATACCTCGCTCGCGGGCCAGTCTTTCAAATAGTGTTTCTTGCTCTGCCATGGTATAGCCTCCTTGTAATGAATAGTATTGACAGCCGCCTGCCATGCTATAACTATCTATGCCCCTTTTGGGAAATGTAGTGGCTACTGATTGTGACTATTATAGCACCTTTTTGGGGCTTAGAATAGATACAGATGGGCGGTGATAAAAAATGGATGCGCAGGAACGCATACGACAACTCATGGTGGAACGTGGTTGGACGGATTACCGGCTGGCAAAAGAGTCTGGTCTTTCCCATTCCACAGTCACAAATATGTTTAACAGGAACAATGCACCGACGCTGCCAACCTTAGAGGCGGTATGCAAGGCGTTTGGTATAACTTTAGCGCAATTCTTCTCGGAGGGGAACGGCCCAGCGGAATTGACCGAGGAGCAACGTGCGCTGTTTGCAAAATGGAGTACATTGACAGAGGAACAGAAAGAAGCTCTGTTCCATTTAATGAATACCATGTAAACGAGAAAAAGCCCGCAGGCTCTGAATGTAGAACCTGCGGGCTTGCGTATCTTATTTACATGATATTCCTGCGGACAATGGCTCGTGTCATTTTGCGGTATGCTTGCAATGGATTTCCCTGTGGGGTATCCAGATGAACGTGCTGCTTTTTCAGCTTTCCTTCTATGCGCAGCACATCTCCGGGGTTTCTCCCAAAACGGTCAATATTGACCGCCAGCACCTTGTCTATGGCATGACGGTGAGCCAAGCTGTAAAGTTCCCGGATACCGGGGCGGCTCGACGTATTCCCCTTAGCCACCTCGGCAATTTCCTTCACAATATCATAGCCCTGCTGCTGGGCATACCGGTGAAGCTGTTCTTTCTGTACCTCCAAGCCCTGTCCGTTATCTATCGCCATACGGCAGTAGATTGCTACCCGTAGTTTTTTATTCTCTCTTTCCATTATGCCGCCCTCCAAGCATTTTTCTTAATTTCAATTTCTTTCCCGTCCCGGAATGTGAAGACCATCCGCATATCCTTATATACCGTTACAAAATCCACGGTAGAGTACCAAAGCTCCTCGTCAAATTCCGTAACCAGCTCACTCTGGCCGTTCAGCGTATCGAGGAACATGGCAATTTTCGTCCGCTTAGCGTTGCGCTCCAAGCAAATCTCTTCGATTTCCGCCAGCCGCTTCCGGGCCTTTTCAAAGCGGGTGCAGTAGCCTTCATATTTGCGCTGGTATTCTTCCTGATCCTGCGCCTTATGTGCATTTTCAGAAATACATTTCCGAATAAGCTCCATTACCACGTCGGCCTCGCTTTGAAGTTGCTCCCGTTCAGCGTCAAGATCACTGGTATCTGTCAGAGCTTCCATTACTTCATCATAAGCCGCCATGATTTCTGCTTTATCATTCAGCATAGAATTGAACGCCAGCAAGAACGCAGCCTTGATCTCATTTTCCGTCAAGTGTGGCGTATGGCAGCGATTTCCTTTATATTTGTCGTTGCATTGCCAAACGAGGCGGCGATACTCAGTGTTAGAATCCCATACTTTACTGCCGTACTGGCCGCCGCAATCCCCGCAGAAAACTTTCCCGCTAAATGGGTGTACGCTGCTCGTCCAGTGGTTGTCCGCCTTGCGTCGCTTGTATTCATATTGTACGAGGTCAAATACCTCCGGTGAAATAATAGCCGGATGACTGTTTTCTACATAATACTGCGGAACCTCGCCCTCGTTGACCTTCTGCTTTTTCGTGAGAAAATCCACCGTGAATTTCTTTTGCAGGCGTGCGTCGCCTTTGTATTTTTCGTTGGTAAGGATACTTTCAACTACCTTTGCCCGCCACTTGGTTTTACCGCCCGGAGTTGGTATTCCCTCGTCTGTGAGATAAGTGGCAATGGCCGAGGGCGCTTTCCCATAAAGGAACAACCGGAAAATTAGCTTGACTATTTGCGCCTCTTGCTCATTGATCTCCGGCAGGCCATCCGGCCCGCGCTGGTATCCAAGGAACCGGCCATAAGGAAGGCTCACCTTACCGTCGGCAAAGCGTTTCCGCTGGCCCCATGTGACGTTCTCAGAAATGGAGCGGCTTTCCTCCTGCGCCAGCGAGGACATAATGGTAATAAGCAGCTCGCCTTTGCCGTCAAGCGTGCGGATATTCTCTTTCTCAAAAAATACCTCGATCCCTTTTTCTTTGAGCTTGCGTACCGTGGTTAGAGTATCTACCGTATTGCGGGCAAAGCGGCTGATTGACTTTGTGATAATGAGGTCAATTTTCCCGGCCAGCGCATCCGACACCATGCGGTTAAAGCCATCGCGCTTTTTGGTATTTGTTGCAGAAATGCCTTCGTCAGTATAGACCTCCACAAATTCCCATTCTTCCTTTGACTGAATATATCGGGTGTAATAATCCACCTGCGCCTCATAGCTGGTAAGCTGCTCCTCATTGTTCGTGGATACACGGGCATAGGCCGCCACCCGGAGGCGCTTTTTTTCTTCGCCGCCAAGTACAGCAACGGGAAGCCGGTCTTTCTTGGCCGGGATCACCGTCACTCGTGCCGTTCTTACTTCTGGCATAGAGCAGCCCTCCTTTTTGCGTTTCCTTTCAGCGCATATTCCCGCGCTTGCTGCCGGTTTTCTTCATTCCAGCTTTCACGGCGAGAGGGATTTTCCCAAGTTTTTGTTACGCTATGGCCGTCACGGAATAGGAAAACCAACGTGCCATTTTCCGGCACTTGAATTTCTTTTACTTTGGCTGTAAAAGCCGCCTCGTCAAACTCCGGAAGGCCGATAGCTTCGGCGCTGATTTTCTGCAAAATGCGCTCTGGAATCTGTTTTGCGTCGCAACGTGCTTTCCCTTTTTGGTTAAAAGTGCGGCATATCCACACCGTCTTTTCATATTTGGTTCTGGCAGCGACTACTTTTCGAGTAAAAGTCTTTCCGCATTTCCCGCAGATGATTTTACTGGAGAAAGGAAAGCGATTCCGCTCGTAGCTGCCACAGCGCGGCTTATAAGCGGCGGCCCGGCGAGCGCGTTCTGCCAGAACCTTTTCGTAGGTTTCCCGGTCAAGGATTGGTTCGTGGCTGCTCTCCACAAAATACTGCGGTTTCTCGCCATTATTCTTCTTCAATTCTTTAGAGATTGGGTCTGCTACATAGGTCTTTTGCAGCAGCATATCCCCGGCAATTTTCTCGTTGCAAAGCAGGTCAATGATAGAATTTCCAGTCATGGGTGCGCCATGGCGGCCTGTAATACCGATTTTTGCAAAAGTATCTTCCAGCCTGTACCGGCCAAGCCCTTCTAAGTAAAGGTCAGCGGCCAACCGCAGGATTTCTGCCTCCTCCGGTACAATTTCCAGCCTGCCATCTACCTGCTTATAACCGTACATGGTTATACTCCAAGGGAGGCCCTGCTCATAGTTGGATTTAATGCGCCACTTCTGGTTTTCCGATACCGAGCGGGCCTCCTCCTCCGCATACGCAGCGAGGAGGGTAAGCAACAGCTCGCCATCCTCGCCTAATGTATGGATATTCTGTTCTTCAAAAAATACGTCCACACCTAAAAGCCGGAGTTCCCGGATTGTTTTCAGGGTAGTAACGGTATTGCGGGCAAATCGGGAAACCGACTTAGTAAGAATGAGATCAATCTTGCCGGAATGGCAGGCCCGCAGTAATTTCTGAAATTCGCCACGGCTTTCCTTCGTGCCGGTCAATGCTTCGTCGGCATAAACACCAGCGTACTCCCAGCCCGGCGTTTTCTGGATCAATGCGTTATAGTGGCTAATTTGCGCAGACAGCGAATGGAGCGGAGCTTCTCTGCCGCTGGATACCCGCGCATAAGCGGCCACGCGCTTTGCTTTTGGAGCCTGCCGCAATGTAGCAGGCGCTACTTTAGTAATAATGCGTTCCATAAAATACGCCCTCCTTTCAGGACACTGATGTTATAGGAAGCCACCCGGAAAAGAAAGCCTTTTCAGAATAAAAAGCCGCCTAAAATCGGCTGGAATTTTCCCCGCAGTTTGGCCTCTATGCGCAGAAAATCTTCCTCGTTTATGACCTCTTTTTTCAGCATTTCGCGGGCCACAGCGAGGGCTGCCTGATACTTTTTCTCCCGTTCAAACTGCTCCCTCGTCATGGCCGCCTCCTTTACTGAAACGCGCTGTGATATAGCAGGCATGAGAACAATATTTCCTCTGTTTGTTTCCATAACTCTGAAACTCCTTCCCGCAATGAGCGCAGGTCAAAAGGTAAAAGGCTTTCCGGTTCACTAATTCCGGGTGAGCCTTCCACCATGCGCGGCGGCAGGCTTCACAGCAGAATTTCCGCTCTTTGCGCTTGGGTAGCTGCGCAAGAGGCTGCCCGCACTGGCGGCAGAGGGTAAGTGGTTCCTTGGAAGCCACACCGGTTAAATGATTGCGGCGGCAGAAACTCTTGACCGTATTCTCGGAAAGTCCCAGCCGGGCGGCAATCGTACCATAGCCAAGGCCTTCCATACGCCAGAACCGTATTTTTTCTTTTTGTGCGTCTGTCATGGTAGGTTTGCCTCCTTTTGAAAAAATGCGGCCCCGGAGGGCCGCGCATGAATTATTTCGCCGGAATTTTTAACTTCTGCCCGGTATAAATGGTGTCAGAGGTCAGTCCGTTTAGGGCCTTGATTTCCCTATACCGGGTGCCGTTTCCCAGCAAGCGCGTTGCAATTCCCCACAAGGTATCATTTTTCTTTACCGTATAGGTGGACGCAGCAGTCTTGCCGGTATATACCACCTTGCCGTTTTCGTCAAAGACGGAATAGCCTGCATTTTCATCAGCGCACCGTTTGGCGTTATCCAGCACCCGGAAAGCTCCCTTTTGGGAGGTAGCATCCTTCCAGCTTTTGCGCACCCGGTACAGCACAGAGGCCGCTGATGATGTTCCAGCAATCTTTTTCAAGATGGCAAGGATCTTCGCACCATATCCGGCCCCGGTGGCCCAGCCTACACCCTTTGGGTTTTCTTTGCTGCCCAGCCATTCCACATAAGGCGCGGTTCCCCGCGTCACATATTTGAAGCGAGGATCAATGCAGGTGTTTGCCAACGCCTGCGTGGAAGCATAGGCTTTCAAGTGCTGGATTTGCGCCCGGATACCAAGCTGGGGAGTATCAAAGGAGTTCCCCTTTGCGCCATTGCTCGTCACACCCATGCCACAGAAATTGTTCTGGTCGAGGGTAACAGCGGAGCCGGAAAACCCAAAGTTCCCAGTTTCCAGACAGGATTGCGCAAAGGCAATGTCACCCCGGACACCTTCGGCCTTGCCCTCGGAAAGATACAGCGGCAGCATATCCAGCACGGATTGTGCCACGGAAGGGTTCACCGCCTTAATGTAGCTTACCATCTGCGCTGCCGTTGCCGCCGCTGTTCCCATGATTTTTGTATATCCGTCAGTATCCGGTGCTGGGCCAGAACCATTCATGGCCATCTTTACATCCTGTCGGAATCCGTTCATGGTATAGCCCATGCCGAGCTGATTCCAAAGATGCTCCGGATCACCGTGGTTGGATGCAATTCCACGACTATGGCCTTCTCGGTGGCTTACAATTACGCCATCCGCCGTAGGGTTCAGGTTGTACTTATTGCAGAGGTATGCAAACAGTTCCACAGCAGCTTCATACGTCCGCTTTGCTACAGCTCGTGCTGTGGCAAGATCAGAACAAGTAAAAGACGCGCCACCCGTATACCGGATACAGGCAGGCTCGCACATTTCCACACCGATATGCGTATTGTTTCCCGCGCCCCCGCAATGCCAACCTCGATGGTTCCATGGGAGCGTTTGGTAAACGGTTCCATCGTTGCCATCAATAAAGGCATGGACGCAGGCCCGGTCATAGCTGGCGCTGTTCCAGCTATTGATAAACACGGATGCCTTGGGCTGGCTGCACCCAACCGAGTGCAGCATAAGGCCCTTGACTGTGATTTTTCGTCCCGCTTTATAGCAGGGATTTTTTGTTAAAATGGATTCTTTCAGTTTCATTTCTTGTCCTCCTCATTTTCTGTGCGGTTATGAAGCTGCGCCAGCACATCCTTTAACTTCTCAGGAACCGGCAGGCCAACATGGGCAGCATTTTCCAAAAGGCTCACGCCTTCGTTGGAGATGTAAAAGAAAATAACCGCAGTACGCAGCGCGTCGCCATTGCCGATAAGCTGGGTGTCGATTACATGACCGATTCCCACCATGACAAAAATCAGTACCTTGCGGAAAATCCCGCGAAAACCCACGTTGCTGGAAAGGGTTTTGTCGATGATGGCGCACATAACGCCGGTCAGATAGTCAATCACCACAAAGGCAATCAGGGCATAAAAAAAGCCGTCCAGCTCCCCAAAGAACCAGCCCAGCCCGCCCCCGATGGCGGCAAGCACCACCTGCATCCAATTCCAAATAGTCTTCATGTTTCAAATCCTCCTTTTTGATTTTTGGGTATAAAAAACAGCCCTTCGGCTGAATTTCCCTTTATGCTGTCCGCTTCCACATATAGCAGACAATATACGGCTGCAAGTTTGAATGAGCACCTCCACCGCCTGTGGCTGCTGTGGAGCCGGTTATAGTGTGACTGTGTGCCCCGGCGCTGGCCGTTGCCTTATTCGTCATAGCTGTGTAATCTGTACTATCCACAACAACACGGCTGCTGGAAGAACCGGCCCACGTTGTTTTCGTCAGGTTCAGGTTGTGGGTATGCGCTCCGTTACTGGCTGCCGCCAGCGTACCTTTTGCATGGGTATGACTTGGAATCTGGCTGGCCGTCAATGCCACCGTAGACGCGCCGCCTGTTTTCTCCACAGTGGAAAAATTGGAGTCAGCAGTATTGATTCCCACCGGCACCCGGCCCGTTCCCCATGCCACCCACGTTCCTCCAAAATAGGTGGAAGGATTTGTGGGTTTGACACTCATGTAAATGCTGCCAACTGGATACACCACGGCGGAAAACTGCTTGATATAGTCGCTGAGCAGCTTTCCATATACCCGGACATCCCACTCCTCGGAAACCTCAAAGGTATTATCCTTCTCCGCAACCTTTCCGACCGCCACACCTTTGCCGCCTTTCTTAAAGTCCATTACAACGGCGGCTGTGGAGATAATATCCTGAATGGAAACGGAGGAGAAGGCATCGGTCAGGGTGTACTGTACGTCATAGGAATACTCTGTGGAAATGCCACCGCTGCCAAAGACTACCGCCGTCCCGGAAGTAAACTTCGTGCTGACTGCCGTCCAAGAAGTCGCTGTAGTCCGCTTGTATTGAATTGAGCCTGTCACCGTATTTTTTCCACCGCAGGAGGAAAATTGGAAGGTAAGCAGGCCCCGGATATAGGTGCCGTCCTCGTTGATCGTTCCATTGCTTAGGCATCGCTGGGACAAATAGGTCTGGAAAGAGGGCGGAGCATACGCTTGAACAGTAATCGTCACGGTGGCTGCCGCCGATACCCGGCCTCTTGAATCTGTCACCGTAGCCGTGAAGGTAATGGAACCAGCACTATTAAGAAAGCCAGTTGTAAAGCTCGATGCTGTGCTGGCATAGCCGCCGCCAGAAATGGAGTAAGCGGCAATGGTTGAGCCATAGCTGCCGCTGGCCCCGTTAATTTTGAGCGTCGCCTTGGATTTTGTCTGCAAATAAATTCCCCAGCTACTTGGTACGTCCCCGTTTACCCGCGTTGCTGTCAGGCTTGTAATCGTAGGCTTTACCGAGGCCGGAACCGTCAATGTCAAGGTGCAGGTCTTTGAGCCGATATTGATTGAGCCATTGTACGTTGTGCAGGTGATTGTGCAGGTTCCTGTTACCGCTTTGGGAATCTGATTCGCCAAGGATACCGGCGGTGTCCATGATACCGAGGCAGAGGTAGTCTTTGTGACAATCGTACCCGTAGCACTGCCAAAAGCATAAGTCAGCGTATGGGTGAAGGCAGAGGAGGCCCGGCTTATCACGATAGTAGTGGCCGAGCCCATGGTTACGGAGGAGGCAGATACAGAGGAGGCCCTCGGTATGGAGTCCAGCGTAATGGTGGCACTGGCTTCAATTTTGCTGTAATATGTTCCGCTGATGGTTGCAGCAATAGCATACATCGCAGAAATGGTTAATGATTTACTGCCATCGCTGTTATGGCTTACTGTCTGTGAAGCTGTGCCAAGAAGATAAGTACCAGTTCCATTGATAGCGGGGGCTGTAAAATCAGATATTTTACCGTCAATGGTGCATTGGTTTCCTGCGTGACTGCCTACATTCAGTCTCCAATCATTGACCAGATAAATATTTGCCGTGATGGTACTGGTATTTGCAGATACATTCTTGGTCTGCGTCCAGTCCACTCGCAGCACATAATGACCACTGCATATAGAACCGGAAAAGCTGCCGCTGGATGCCATTCATTTCCCCTCCTTTCTCAGCTTACCGGGCCGCGCCACTTAATAGACAGGTTCCCGGTTTCTCTTGGGATAAAGTCAAACCAGCCACGACTTTCATTTCCCAAGGACAGCTTGTTTCTGATTTCTGCATTGGTAATCACCAAAATCTGATTCGAGATATAAGCAATGCGCTGCCCGTTTTCTTTGAAAGCCAGCTCCTCATTAGAAAGCTCTGCCGTGAAGGCGTTGCCAACCTTGCCGAGCTCAATTAGCGCTCCTTTAAAACGGATGTACTTCTCTAAGAGCGTCTGATTGGCAGAAACATTGTTGATGATTTCATTCGTGATTGCAGTAAAATCCATACGGATTTCGCTACTGTTCTGTGTAATGCTGGCTTGGAAATCCTGCTGAATGGTTTCCAGCTCCGATTTAGACAGATAGGTTTCCCGGACAGCACTTTGGATTTGCTCCGAGGTTTTTGTAATCTCGGAATAACACTCCCGTACATTGATTTTCAGTGCCTCCAAATCCTCCACCGCATCCTCATAGCCCTGCACATTTTGAAACGTATGCTGGCAGGAAGTTAATAGGGCCATTGCGCCACCTCCTAACTGTTGGATACGTCACACTGTAGCGTCGCAATGCTGTCAATATCCTCCGCAGACAGGTAAATGACTTTGCCTGTTTTTCCGAAGACAACCGCCTTTCCATCCTTGTCCTGCTTATACCATGTGTAAGTCAGACTCTGCTTTTCCGTAGCAGCGGCCCAAGCGCTCCCGTTATATTTCATTAGCGTGACTGCCTTTGCCGTATGATCTACCTTATACCAGAATGTCCCGCTGGCCGGGTTAGCCGGAGCTGTTTCGCTGATTGCGCCCATGAGCGGATCAACCTCTTTCTGGTTCGTGCGCACAATGACATACGGGACAAGGCCGCCTAAGTTGTTTTTCACGGTAAAGCCGCCAATCGAGAGCATTTCCGATACATACGGATCGGATTTGTCCTCCACAGTAATTACATCCACATAAGATTTTCCGCCGTAGCTCATGGTGCAGCGGTAAGACTGAATATTCACAATATCCGTCCCGGAAACTGTCAAGCTGGAAGAAGTCGCCCCGCTGATATTTTCCCATTTACCCGCCGTATACTTCGCCCATTGATAGGTGGCTCCCGTAGTAATAGCCGTTGCACCGCTGTACGCCGAGGTTGCCAAGGTCAGGGAACCGGATTGATTCAGGACTACCGTACCATTAGGCGCATAAATGGAAAATACCACCGCACTTGCGCCCTCATTTCCCCGGATAGATTTCGTCCAGCCAAATTTCTTCACTACGCTCTTTCCTGAAATGGTAAAGGTCAGGTCAATAGTGCCCGTCAATACCGAGGCTCCTCCAAGGGTAGCATTGGCCACAAAGGCAAGCACTACCTTGCCCGCTGCCGAGGCTGTGGCTGCGGTATTGTTTTTTTCCGTCACTCCCGAAGGCAACGCACCCACAGTGCAGGTGCAGGCGGTCTGTGTAATACCCACATAGCCGGTGAACGGAATTGTTACCTCCACAGCAGCTTGAACAAGGCCGCCGCTGGTGCAGGCAATATTCTGTGCCTCATTTCCAAGAATCACCGACAGGCCGCCAGAGCCGGATTGCCCTGCCTGTCCTTTTTCACCGTCGTACATTTTTGTGATGCTCACGGTATCGAACACATCTGGGTCATCTGTCACCAACCGGATTTGCGCCACATTGTTGAAAAATACCGCGTGGGCAGGTTTAACAACCAAGGTGCCGCCGGTAATGCTGGTGTTATCTGATGTAGTCGGATAGTCCGTCCATGCGCCGGAGTTATTCAGGTATTGCCATTTGCTCACGGAAACCCCCTGTACCTGTGCGGAAAGGGTGGCCTGCGATGCACCCACCAGCGCAGAGCTGGTATTGTACTTAAACACATAGGTATCCGCTGTCACATAGGCCAGCCGGGCATTTTCTGCGTTCTTTACCAGCGTATAGGTAATATCCGAAGAAATATTGACTGTGTTCTTCGTTTCCGAATCAAAGTAGCTGATATAGCAGATATAAGTAATCATGCCGGATACCGAAGTGGCCAGCTTATTCTGGTTTACGGTCAGGATGCCGCCGGATACCGTCTCACCGGTAGATAGCGCCGTTTCCGAGCCTGTGCCATCCTTACGTTTCCATGAGATTGTCAGGCCGGAGGCATCCAAGGCCACATTGGTCTGGTCTAAGAAAATCACCGGAGTCAGTACCAAGTGAGAAGTGGCCCAGCTTGGCGCATAGGCATGAGGCAGCGTGTTGGGATCTTCGCTCTGCGTTTTAGGCAGATTGGAAGTGATATAAGCCGACAGTTTCCTCTGGTCTGTAATGTCTACAAAGGTCTGTTGGCTGGATGTTAAAATAGTAGGCATGGCGTTTCCTCCTTCAATTCTTAAAAGATAACTTCACAATAAAAGGACGCATTATCCAATACGTCCTCGGTGGATACGGTAACGGCTTTCATGCCTTTGTGAAGGCCGTCCCAATCTGCGTCTGCTTCCGCATTGCTGGATTTCCGATGCCAGAAAAATGCGGAAGGTTCCAGCGTATCCGTAATATCCTTGTCCCATGAGTAGACCTTGCAGCGCAGAACGCTCTGCTGGCACTTATCCCGAAAAATACTTGTGCCGTCTACCGCCAGCTCAATCCGGTACAGTTTCGCCGCGCTCATATCGTCCACCTTGCCGGAGATATGTTCAATCTTTTTTGTCTGGCCGAGAATATCCTGTTCCAGCGTATTCAGATTGACATTCTGCTTGGCGGAAATAGAGGTCAGCGTTACGCCGCTGGCCCCGACGGTAATGGTATTTCCAGAGGGATTTAGATAGTCCTTTGTCTTACTGATACACAGATAACGTCCGTCAATGCCATGTGGCGGCGAGGAGCAGTACACATACTGGCGGGCATGAATCTCTCCCATGTCGGCCCCGGTATCTGATTCATCTACAATCGTCAGCTCTATGCTCGTGATTCCTTTGGATAGCTCCGAGAGCCGGGCCGTGGCCTTGCGCAGCAGATTGGCAGGAAGGGTCACATCCTCCCAAACTTCCGTGGCCCATATCCAGCCGATTTCTTTCACGGCTTCCTCATCATATACATAATTCTTTCCGTCGTTGACTGCCTCAATGGTAACGCGCTCGTCGGTTTCCGTTTCATTTCCCTCTGCGTCAATTTCTGTGATCTTGGCTCCAAAGGGAATCAAAACTGTTACCCGCCGCGTATGATCCTGATTGATTTTTACGTTCGTCAGGTTCTTACCAAACTCCACTCTTTGGAGGGATGCCTCACTGAAATCGGAAAGATAATCTAAGACCTTCCCTCCGTCAGTATACCGGAGGTGCAGATACCCGCCGTGGGTGTTCAGCAGTTTCTCCCGGATTGCGTCCAGTGTAACGGAAAAATCCGAACAACTATAAGCGACATAGTCATTTCCATCTGTTACCGTTACCATGCCGACGGAAAACTGCTTTTGTTTCTCCACCGCTTTGTTATGCTCCGCCACAAAGTGTTCCAACAGGCCACGCAGGCTGCCCTTATAGTCATAGGGAGGCTGGACGGTATCCTTCAAATAGGCCAGCGCCGATTCGCACGTCCATGTGTGGGTATTATAAAAATCACTGCCGTCATCCAAGGCCCGACCTTCAAACACAGTTTCATTTCCCTTTTTGCAAACAATGACCGAGGCCATGGGCCGGATCATGTCCAGATACGGGTGATTGTAGGGAGCTGCCAGCGTTAGGCTGTCAATATTCTCCGCATCCTCCTTGACCTGCGCCTGCGTCACGGCCAGCCTGGATAAGTGCGGGTGGTAGAACAGTGCGCCGTCCACATAGATACGGAATAATCTCATAGGCGGCCCTCCCGGTATCGAAAGCTCACTGTCCCGGTTCCCGTTACCGATACCGTATTTCTTCCAGCCTGCAATTCCATCTCCGGTAATTCCCATGTGCCTGCGCTCACAGACTTTTGAAAGGTATCGGTGCCGATCTGCCAGCTCAGAGCCGTTTCTGCGGTCACAGTGATTATCGGAACAACGGGCATATAGTCATTGTCCAGAAGAACCGTCCCACTACCCGTAACAGTAACCACCGTTTCTTTTACATGATAGCGGTAAGCGTCGCCGTCGGAGCATGACAGGGTAAGTTGCCCTTTACCCGTCAACGGTTCATAGGTGGGAGCCAGTTCCAACGTGCCGAGGGCATAAAGCTCCGGCTCCTCACTGCATATCACCGGAACAAGCTGCCCGGCAAATAGGTTCACGGCCTCGCTTACCTTCCTATTAAAATAGGCCCGGCTTCCCAGCATAGAAAGCAGGATTTCAAAACTCCGGGGTTGATAGGACACGCGCCCCAGCGCCTGCGTGTACCGGATCGGGGAATTGCGCCCCGGCACCACAATGGTATCGGTCTGTGATTGTGGCGCGGGAAAATGCACAGTTTCCCGGAGCCAGCCGAGGCTGGCCATAGAAACGCCATTTATGGTTATATCTGGTTTCATAGACTCAGCCTCCTGTTTAATTGCTGCATCTGACCTAAACGGCTGTCAATGGCCGGGAGCAGGTGTCCCACCAAAGTGCCATCTTCCAGATAAATGCCTTTGCTGCTGTTGGCGGCGATAACCGCCAGATATTTTTCCATACCGGACATATCCAGACGATCTGACAGAATGGATTCCAGATTTTTATAAAATCCGGCCAGCGGCAGGATAGCCTCTTTGCCCGCCTCACCGCCTGCCATCAGGGAGCTGCCATTCATGCCAAAGACTGTGGGCCGGGCCATTATGCCGCCTTCCTTGTACCAGTCAATCGACAAGTGCGGAACACTCGGCGGAGAGAGCGACAGCTTTCCGCTTACCTTGAAATGCGGCAGCTTGATATGCGGCAGGGACAGCTTCATGCCGGAGAAAAAGCCCTTGATGGCATCCACCACTGATTTCACCTTGTTTTTCGCAGCTTCAATCGGTGTAGTAATGGCGTTCTTTATCCCATTCCAAACGGAGGTCGCCACAGATTTAATCCCATTAAATACTGAGCTTACTGTGCTTTTCAGTGCGTTGAATACAGAAGAAACCTTGCTTTTTATGCCGTCTACCACGGAGCCAATGACCGATTTAATACTGTTCCAAACCGAGGAAGCCACAGATTTTATTGCATTGAATACAGAAGTCACCACATTCTTTACGGTATTGACCGCATTAGAAACGGTTGTGCTGATAGCCGTCCAGACCGTCGAGATGACTGTCCGTATGGTATTCATTACCGACGAAATCACGCTGGAAATGGCCTCAATGGCTGAGGATACCACAGATTTGATACCACTCCATGCCGCTGTCACCGCTTCTTTGCAATTTTCCCAAATCAGGCGGAATGGTAACGTGATAATGTCAAAGGCTGCCTGCAAAATGGAACCGAGCAGCATAACCGCAGTCTGTACCACATTGCAGATACCATCCCACACCGATTGCAAGTGCGTCCATAGCCCCAAAAACCATTGTTTCAGGGTTTCCACCATCTGCCCGATGCCATTACAGATTGTTGTCCACAGATTACCAAACCACTCGGTAATTGCGCCCCAATTCTGCACAATGGCTATAATTCCAACGATAGCGGCAGCCACAGCGGCGATAATCCCGATGATGGGGAGCAGGGAGATATTCAAAGCACCCACAGCCACCGACATTGCCGCAATTACAGGTGTTAGTGCAGTAAATGCCGCTAAAAGCGCACCCAAAATAACAACAAAATTCTGAACCGGGCCGGGCAGCTTTTCAAACCAGCCACCGATAGCAGAAATAACCGCCACCAGCGGCGGCAGGATCGCATTTGCCAGTTCGGCCATTTTCGCGCCGAGCGGAACCAGCGCCTGCTGCAGCTTTCTTGTGTTGGACTCCATTTCCTGCATAGGCGTGGTGGTCTGGTCGAACATATTCTGCGCAGAACCGCTTACACTGTCATAAGTGCTTCCTACCGAAGTCAGGGAAGTAATGAATTTCAAGTTCCCGTCTTCGGCCATGGTTCCAAAGGCCTGTGCCGCGAGGTTTAATGCTTCCTGCTGGTTGGTGCAGTTTCCAATATCTGCCACAATGGAATCAATGACTTCCTTTTGTGTCGCTCCGCCATTCTGCCAAGACGTAAACAGCTCCTGCGTTTTGGTAGAGAAGGAGCCGATAGAGTCGCCAATCGTACCGTCCACTAACCGGGTGGTAACTTCGTTAATGGCATCGTTGACCTTATCCAGATTGTAAGCGCCATTTTTCAGGCCGTTATCAAGGAGCTGAAAATACTCCGATGCAGAGTAACCTGCTTGCTCAAACTTTCCTGCATACTCACTCAGGTTATCGCCCAGCTCATTCGTCTTATCCAGACCGTTCTGCGTTCCCTTAACAATGTAGTCCATGGCCTCTTGCGCAGTCATGCCATACTGCTGCATAAGGGAATTGACACCCCGAAGGGTTTCATTCATGTCAATGCCGTACAGTTCCTCTAAGGTAATGGCCTGCTGGGTCAGGTTCGTCAAATCGGTATCGCTCAGCTCACCAAGATTTTTCTTTACCATGAGAACCGCGTCGGCCACGCTATCCATACTTTCGCCAACGCCTGCTTCGTATACGGATTTAATGACGCTGGCAGATTGCTCCGCCGCTTTCCCGGTTTCCCCAAAGTAGGCGTTGACCTTTGTAACTGCGTTTTCTGTATCGGAAAAGGCAGTAAATGCTTTATCGCCAATATCCTGAATTTTATCGCCAACAGCGGAGAGTTGGTCGGCAGCCTCCATAATCGCCGCGCCCTTGGTGGCCTCCGCAATCCCGGAAATATCTTCCGCTGTATCCTCGGCAGCATCTCCGGCCCGGTTTAATTCCTCAATGAGATTTTGCAGGGCCTCACCATCGTCCACTGTATCCAGTGCATCTGTCAACTGCCTTACGTCTGCTTTTCCGCCAGTAGCTGCCTTCCCAATTTTCTCAATGGCCCCTTTGAGCTGGTCGGAGGATGCCGTACCGTTTTTGATGGCAGAAACCAACTGGCTCCCCAAAACGTCTGCGTAATCGTCCACCTCAGTTCCCGTAGCAGCAAAGAGCTTTTCCAAACGGGCCATGTTGGTCGATAAGCTGTCCTGCTCCGTTTGCAGGCCGGACAGCTCGCCCTTGTATTTATTCAACTTACCGCGAGTTTCCTCAATTTCCCGCTGGAAAGCCTGATACTTGTCGAGGCCAATATCGCCCCTTTGGAAAGCAGCGGATACTTGCTCCTGCGCAGCCTCCAAAGCAGACAATTTTTCTTCTGTTTGGCTGATGGCCTGCGTCAGAAGCTCCTGTTTTTGCGCTACCAGCACCGTATTCGTCGGATCGAGTTTCAGCAGCCGGTTCACGTCATTGAGCGCAGACTGGGTTTTATTGATCGAAGAATTAACTCCTTTTAATGCTTTGTCAAGCCCTGTGGTGTCACCGCCAATTTCCACAGTAATGCCTTTGATCCGATTTGCCATAAACTCACCTCCCCGGCCATAAAAGGAGCGCACCCGTTACCGGATGCGCCCCAAGCTAAAATTTATCAAAATCCTCTTGTGTTGCAATTTTCTTATATTTCACGCCATCATTGGCCTTTTCCGTCCACATATCTACCACCAGCCCGATTGTAAGCAGGTCGAGGTCTTGAATGGAAATGCCAAGCTCTACACAACGCAGAAGGAACAAGGGCGTGGTCATTTCCCGCTCACTTCTGCCAATCCTTTTTTTGCCTGCACCTCTGCCATGACATTATCTCCCCACAGCTCCAAAAGCTGCGGCATGATCTCATAAATAGAGAACATTTCAAACTGATCCAACCATTCCTCAATAGTCCCCGGAATGGAATTGTCCGCATGAAACGCCATGATATAGGCCACGTTCTCGAAAATCTCCAAATCCTCAATCTGGAAAGATGTCCCTTCGGAGGAATTGTCCTTATAGGACTTTTCCAGCTTGGATAGGTCTTTGAAAATATCCCGTTTGAATTTTGCCCGATACAGGCGGGGGATGGTAGCGGAAGAACGAAAGGGCACCATTTTCCCACAGACTTCAATTTCCCGTTTAATCATTTCTGCCCGCCTCCTTTATGCCGTTTCCTGCTCCGCAGGGATGTAGACATTCTTATACCAATCGGCATAAGCTGTCGCGTCGGTGGTATCTCCAGTGCGGGCCTTTACCAGACCGTCGGCGCGTGGGTCTGCTGTAATAGACAGCGTTTCGGTTCCCGGCTCAATGGTATCCTCCTTTGTTTCAGACTCAATGGAAGGCCGGGAGGCACTGCAATTATAAAGAACGTGACGAATGGCCCGCACATCTCCATCAAACTCAAAGAGCAGGGCAAATTTGACGCTTTCCGCATTGTCGTTGTTTTCCACCAAAACACCTTTTCCGTCCAGACGCTCCCGGAGAATTTCTGTACGGAACCACTCCGGGATCAGGGCAATCTCCAAGTCACCGCTATATCCGTTGTTTGTCACGGAGCGGAAGTACACAATACCATCCGCATAAAAGGGGCTGGATTCGCCCTCGGCATCCAGACTGATACTCACCGCGCCGGGAATAGCCTGTGGCTTGGCATAAGCAAACGTGGAAACACCGTCTGTAATCGTTTCTGTCAGCTTTGCCGCATGAACATTTTTCAAGTTGTATTTGACTTTATTTCCCATGGTTATTAAACCTCCAATTCAAAAGAATACAGGACTTCATAGAGTCTCTCGCTCTCAATCCATGTCTCGGATTTATCATAAAAAAAGCCATGCCGATCCAGCACAGCCTCCACTGCCTGTTCCACCGACAAATCCTTGGTATCGGTGTAAAGCTCAATGCGGACTTCGCTCACTTTGAAATAAGCCACTCCATCCGCAGAAAAATTATTGCTGCCGGGGAGCAGATAGCAAAGGAACGGAGGCTCCGGGCCTTCACCCTCCGCAAAGTGATCGTAAGCAAAAGGGAGCTGCATTTCTCCCAGCATTTCCACCAATCTATCCATGAAGGCACCTCTCAATCTCAGCTTCAAGCTGTTTGATCCCGGCCTCCTCTGCCGGGGCAATATGGGCTTTTCCTGAAACGCGGCCTCCGCCACGCTTGGCGTGACCAAACTCTAACAGGTGGGCCAGATAGTACCGGTTTCTGGAATAGACGGTTACTTCCAGTGCGCGGGCATTTTCCTTCGTATTTTTTACCGACCAGCTTTTCGCATAGGCCCCGGTCTTTCTTGGGGCCTTCTGCTGGATTTCCTTGCGGACAGCGGTTCCCGCATTTTTCACCGCCTGCTTTACTCCATCGGAGGCGAGGTCAGCATATTCCTCCAACTCCTCCATGATGGCAGAGGCGAGATTTCCAACAGATACCTTTCGCGCCATGTTACCGCCTCACTTTCTTGCACTTGAATTTCAGAGCGTTTCTCTTAAAGCGAAGATGGTCGATAGAGAGAATACTGTAAAATTCCTCTTGAAACACGATCCGGAATCCGGTGGTTGTTACTGCATTTGCTGCCTTGCAAAATCGAACGGTAAACGCAATATCCGCGTTATCCACAATCTGTCCGGCCACGGCGGACTCATTGCCACCTTCACCGCTTGCTGTGGCATGGCAGAGAAAGTAATCGTTCCATACCGTTTTGTGATTGCCGATTTGATCCACCAGCGTTTCACTTTTTTGAAACATAATTTTGACATTGAGCGCTGCTATATCCACTAAAATCCCTCCTGCCTGATACCAAACAAAAGAGAGCGAAGGGTCAGCATAAGCTCGTGGTGGTCGGCCTCCTCCCGATGTTCATACAGATAAGCTACCGTATACATGACTGCCGCTTTGGCCCGCTCCATGTCTTTTCCAAAGCCTGTCTCGTCGGTAATGCGGGCCACATCCATGCAGATCTGATGGGCCGCTTTCAGCAGACCGTCCAGCAGGGTATCCTCGTCCACATAGTCAACTCGCAGATATTCCTTTGCTTCATCCAGCGTTACAATCATCCCATCACCTCGCCTTTTAGAGAAACCGCCGCCCTCCAAGACAGGAGGGCGGCGATGCTACATTGTCTTAGTTGCCAGAGCTTCCGGCTTTCATCTGCAATACCTTCACAGCTTCCGGCAGAATGAGCTTGCCGTCCACACGCTGGGTAGCAAGGAAACCCACCTGACCGGTGGGCGCAAACAACTCCCCAAGACGGCGGAAGGAACGGCCCTGTCGGTCAGCCACCCAATAATAGGAAAGGTCGCCAAATAGGACAGACTTTGCGCCAGCCGCCAGCGCAGGCATAAAGGCGGAGGTATAGACCGGGCGGCCCATGAGGGTGTCCGGAGTTGCAGCAGTAAGAGAAGGCTGCCACAGATACTGGCCGTTGCTGTCTTTGAGCTTTCTAAGAGCCTTTACCGAAGCGTCGTTCATTACAAAAACCGCATTTTTCCGGTAAGGTGCTTTCAGGGAATAGAACAGGTCAAAGATTTCATCCGCTGTAAAGGCCGTCGTAGCCGCAGCGGTAACGCCAACTTCTGCGCCTCCCGTTGTCGCCAGCACACCCAGCGGCTTGCCCTTACCATCGCCGGTAAAGAATGCTTCTTCCTCCTTGTTACCGATCCGGCGGGCAAATTCGCGGGCAATGTAGGCTTCCAGATCAAATACACTGTCGTTAATCAGTTCCTCAGAAACCTTAATCATGGTGCCGAGCTTATAGGCCCCGATGGAAACCTGAGAGAAAGCGTCATCGCTTTCGGGAATCGCTCCCTCCTCGTCCACCCAAGAGGCCGTACCCTTGGAGGCCACCACAGGAATTTTCCGGTCGCCGGAGCTGGTTTGGATCACATGAGCCAGAGTACGGAAAATGTTCTGCTCCTCCAATGCCTCCACAAGCGTATGCTCAAATTCATCCGGCACCAGATAGCCGCCTTCCGAATCCACACCCACCTGCAGAGCGTTCAAAATCTCGTGACCGGGCATTTTGCTCCGCATGGCGTTCCAGAAAGATTTCCGGTATTCCGCAGAAGCACGGCCCGTTTTCTCCTCACCGGAAGTTGCAGCAGGTTTACCGGTAATCGGGGTATTAACCGGCTTGGAAAGCTCCACATCCAGTGCCTGCTGCCGTTCCAGCCGGTCAATTTCTTTGCCGAGATTCACCACATCGGCCTCCATCTTGTCGTAGGTTGCTACATCCTCCGCAGACAAAAGTCCGTCGGCTCCGCGCTTGGAATCGAGGAAAGCCTTGGCCGCTTCCCATGCCTTTGCACGTTTCTCACGCAGTTCCAAAATCTTGTTCATAGTCAAAGTCCTCCTTAAAATTTCAATAAATTAAGCCGCTGATACAGCGGCTCGGCAGGTTGTTTCTGTTCGGTTTTATGGGGCAGTTTATTTAACAGGCTGTTTGTTACTGCCCGGCGCGAGAACGCGAAGCTCTCCGGTTCGGGCGGGGTATCTTCCTGTGCTGTGAACAGCAGGTCGTCGGCAAAACCGAGTTCCACTGCTTTGTGGGCGGACAGCCATGTTTCCGCGTCCATGAGGTGTGAGAGCCTCGCCCTCGATAGCCCCGTTTTGATTTCATAGGCATTGATGATTGACTCCTTTACTTCATCCAACATGGCAATGGCTTTCTTCATTTCTTCGGAATCACCGATTGCCACAGTCAGCGGGTTATGCACCATCATTAAGGCAGTAGGTGCCATAAGGACGGTAGTGCCTGCCATTGCGATGACGCTGGCCGCGCTGGCAGCAATGCCGTCGATTTTCACCGTGACCGCGCCCTTGTAGTCCATGAGCATACTGTAAATCTGCGAGGCTGCTACACAGTCACCGCCCGGTGAATTGATCCAGACAGTAATATCGCCCTCCCCGGATAGCAGCTCCGCTTTGAAGGCTGCTGGCGTTATATCATCGTCAAACCAGCTTTCTTCTGCAATGGTGCCGTTAAGATAAAGGGTACGGCTCTCGTCCGAGTTCCGCACCCAATTCCAGAATTTATTCACTTGCTTTCCTCCGTTTCTGTTTGAATTGTACCGGCAAAGGCTCCGGCATCTGCCAGCTTTGTCATGGAGCCATTTACCAGATATAAGTCACCGCCAAGCTCAGCAGGGATACGGTCAAGGTTTTCCAGCTCCCTTATATCATTGGCGCTCATCCAGCCATTCTGCCGGGCCACTGCATAACCGTTCATGCGGCTCTGGTAATCTCCCCGCAAAAGCCCCTCCACGTTGAAACGTATAAAATACTCCTTCTTTTCGCTGTCAGAAAACAAGCGCCGCGCCATGCTCTGTTCCCAGCGCATAAGCCACGGCTCCAACGTGTATTTTACAAATTCCAGCGATTGCTGTTCGATGTTGGAAAAGCTGGATTTCTCCAAATCTCCGACCATGTGGGGCGGCACCCGGAAAATCCGGGCAATCTCGTTGATCTGGAATTTCCTCGTTTCAAGGAATTGCGCCTGCTCCGGGGAAATCCCGATGGGTTGATATTTGAGGCCCTCCTCCAAGACCGCAATCTGGTGGGAGTTTGCACTGCCTCGAAATAGCTTGTTCCAGCTTTCCCGTACCTTATCCGGGTTTTTCAGTACGCCGGGATGTTCCAGAACACCACCCGGAGCTGCATCATTTGCAAAAAATTTTGCTCCGTATTCTTCTGTTGCAATCGCCAGCCCCACAGCATTTTTCGCCATAGCGAGCGGGGAGTAGCCCACGATCCCGTCATAGCCAAGACCAGGGATATGAAGCACCTGCTCCGGCGGCAGATAAATCTGGCCGTTTTCACTATCCACCGGTGAATCGTCAGTACCGCGCGTATAGAGATAATAAAGCTGCCCCCGGCTGTCCCGGTCAACCGTCATTTTGGAAGGCATTAAGGGATAGAGGCCGATCACCTCGCCCTTGCCGTTTCGTATGATCTGCGCGTAAGCATTACCATAGAGAAGCAGGTGTCCCATCAATGTTTCCCGGAAGTTAAACGAGGTCATTTCCGGGTTTGGCTCGTCATGGAGCAGGTGGTATAGCGGATGGTTCAGTGCCTTCTCCTTACTGCCGTTTTCCCCATAGCGGTACACATGGAGGGGAAGGCCCGCCACTGCTTCGGAAAGAACACGGACGCAGGAATACACCGCCGTCATTTGCATAGCGGTGCGCTCATTCACCGGCTTGCCGCTGGTGGAGCTGCCGAAGAAAAAGCTAAACCGACTGCCGCCCAGCGCATCCTTGGCCCGGCGCGTATCCTCCGGCTTATCTCGCGCAGAAAACATACGGGTAAAAATACTCATAGCAACAAAAGCCCCCTTTCGTCATAAATGGAAGCGCCGGTCATACCGCCACCTCGAATTGCACGGTCAAGGGCCATAATGGTCGCCACCGCACCGTCAATTTTCTCTGTGGATTTTTCCTTATCTGGTTTCAGATTGCCCGCCGGATCGGTGCGCACATGAATGTTATCCATCATCCAACGCAACACCGGATGGCCGCCGTGGGCGAGCTGTTCGTCTAAGGTCAGCCGCATAAGCTCCTTTGTAGGCGGCGACATATCCTTAAAGCCCTGCCCGAAGGGAACCACCGTAAAACCAAGCCCTTCCAAGTTTTGCACCATCTGCGTTGCGCCCCAGCGGTCAAAGGCAATCTCCTGAATGTTGTACTTCATGCCGAGTTCTTCAATGAAAGACTCAATGAATCCATAATGCACCACGTTTCCCTCTGTGGTCTGCAAATAGCCCTGCTTTTCCCACACATCATAGGGAACATGATCCCGGCGCACCCGCAAATCCAAGTTATCCTCCGGTATCCAGAAGAAAGGCAGAATCGTGTATTTGTCGTCCGTTCCATCCGGAGGGAACACCAGCACAAAGGCCGTTATATCCGTTGTAGAGGAAAGGTCAAGGCCGCCATAACATACCCGGCCCCGCAATGCTTCCGGGTTGACGGCAAAAGCACACTTGTCCCATTTTTCCATCGGCATCCACCGGACAGCCTGCTTTACCCACTGGCAGAGGCGGAGCTGTCGGAACAGGTTTTCCTCGGCGGGGTTTTGCCTTGCACTTTCACAGGCCGCTTCCAGCTTTTCCACATCCACTGTAATACCAAGGGAAGGGTTGGCCTTGGCCCATACCTCGTGGGAAGTCCAATCGTCATTTTCTGCCGCGCCGTAAATCACCGGGTAAAAGGTCGGGTCAATTTTCCGTCCATCCAAAATATCCTGCGCTTTCTGGTGTACTTCATAGCAGATAGAATTGGTATCATTGCCCGCCGTGGTAATGAGAAAATACAGAGGCTGCTTTCTGGCATCGCCGGAGCCGTGGGTCATAACATCATAGAGCTGTCTGTTGGGCTGCGCGTGCAGCTCGTCGAATACTACCGCATGAACATTGAGTCCGTGCTTGGTATATGCCTCCGCAGACAGAACCTGATAGAAGCTCCCCAACGGTTTGTAAATCAAGCGCTTTTGAGACAGCACCGGCTTAATGCGGGATTTCAGGGCTGGGCATTGTTCTACCATGCCGCAGGCCACGTCAAAAACAATGGATGCCTGCTGCCGATCCGAAGCGCACCCGTAAACCTCACCGCCGTATTCCATGTCGCCGCAGGTAAGGAGCAGAGCCACCGCAGCAGCCAGCTCTGATTTGCCTTGTTTCTTTGCAATCTCCACATAGGCTGTATTAAACTGTCGGTATCCGTTGGGCTTCACAATGCCAAACAGGTCGCGGATAATCTGTTCCTGCCAGTCAATCAGTTCAAAGTTCTGTCCGTACCACTCACCCTTGGTATGTTTCAGGCAGCCAATAAAGGCCACCGCCAATTCAGCCAGTTCCTCGTTGTAGTGGGAGCCGTCGGCCATGAACCGGGTGGGCGTATATTTTTTTAGTTTTCGCAATGGCAAACGCCTCCTTTCTGCGAAAATGGCACGAAAAAAGGAACCTCCCCGAAGGAAAGTTCCTTAAAGATAATTTTTAAATTTCGTTAATATTCCGAAGGGAAAAGCACCGTTGTAGCGCTTCTGTCAGCCTCGGTAATGATCCAAATTTTCCGGTCTGGCTGTTCTGCGTATTCATACGCAGCGAAGATACGAAGATCACCGTATTTTACTGCGTTGTCATTGCTATGCTTGTCGGAGGCAGACATTTCACCCCAATCGCCTTGCTGGTAGCGGGCAAGGGAACGGTAAACAAACTGTGTAAAGGTGGGGTTATCGGCCATTATATCTGCAACGCCTCTTGAGGCGCAGAGCATACCCAAAGAAAACTTAGCCATTTTTCACTCCTCCTTACATGGTATACCCGGCGCATCGGATGATTTCTTTAATTGCGTTCATGGCCCGTTTGGGGCTGGAATAGTCGCGAGTGCCAAGCGCCCGGCCATTATCAAAAAGCTGGATGATGGGTACACCATAGCTGATATACGCCGTGATCTTATAAGTGCTTTCATGCTCTCCATAAAAGGCAACCTGCACATTCTGCCGCCATGTACGCTCATAGATAAAATGTCCGTCGTAGGTAGTCGCTCCGAGATACTGAAAGCCATTTTCCTGCATAAGCTTCTCAAAGGCCGCCTGCTTCATTTCGTCTGTTTGTTTCATGGTAAAACCTCCTTCGTTTGATGTGGTCAGAGATTACTCTGGAACACCCCAAAAGACAAGGCTCACCGACGAAAAAAGCCCGTTTCCGAGCCTTTTCCTTTTACGCTATCAGCTTAGCTTTGCGCCGGGGAATGTAACAAGGAGCCGCTCCCATAGATCGGCAGTACCGGAAGCCGCCGCGTCCATTACTGCGTTGAATGGAAAAACATACAGGCCCAACTCGCCGTTTCTTTTCTCGTTCACCCATAGCCGGTTTTCTTCTATATCCAAAATGAAGAAACCAGAATAACCAGCCTCGCCGCCGTTAGCAATTTCGTGCCATGCTGTCTCGGAAATCTCCACTGCCTGCGGTATCCTTTTCCGCATAGGCTGGGGAGTCCCGGCTGCACTGGCCTTGTTTTCATATAGAAAGCGGGCAAAATCCACCAATCCTGTAATCTTCGGGCTGGCATAATAGCGGGAAAGCCCACCGCCTTTTATCTCAAAAGTGCAGCCTTTATTCTTCATTTTCCGCCACCTCCACAAAATAAAAATGCTCCAAGTCTTCCCCGGTAAAGCCATGCGCCAACAGATAGCTTTCTGCCTCCGGCTGGTTCTGAAATACGCGAGGCTCGTTATCATTGTCCAGTAGGTATTCAAGCTGCGCATTAACAGTAATCCCATCCACCGGGCGGGCCACCATCACAGGTGACAGATAATGCGCGTTTTGCTCCATTACCTCGAAAGAATACAAATCCTCGTCGCAGTGAAAGCATTGATAGCTGTATTCTGGGATGTCGGATTCATATACCGGACGGCCACAGCGGCTGCAAACCATATCCGTATTTTCATACCAGCGGCCTTCGTAGAATATACCACTCACTCAAAATCACCGCCTTCCAAAATGCGAATTTTATCAACGCCATAGACCACGCCAAGGCCAGAGCCGCAATCCCAGCTCACAAAGACTGTCCCTGTATCGTCTACTGATTTTACGGTTCCACGGTCGCCGGGTTTGAGCTTGCTATACGGATCGTCCATAGATACCAGTTCTACCCGCGTCCCCACGGGATAGCGGGCGCGTACCGCCTCCACAACTTCTTTTTTAGGAAATACCATAATATCAACCTCCTTGAATTTTGGTGTGACACAGATTACCCTGCAACACCCGGAAAGACAAGGCTTGCGACGGAAAAAAGCCCATTTTTCAGGGCCTTTTTCCGTTTGAAAATTAGTGGATGGCGAACAGGTAGCCGTGGGCCTTTTCGCGTTCTCCGATGAAAGCATCCGTATTGCGGCCATTGATTTCCACCAGTCCCTCCAAAGTGCAGCCATTTTGTGTAAAAAGCCATGCTGTTTCCACTGCGCTCGACCACGTAGAGGAAAAAGTGAAATACTCCACGCCATTTTCCCGGAGGCTCTGGATCAGGCTCTCCACGTCCTTATCCCAAATTACGTCGTTCAGATCAATGTATTCGTTGCCGCGCTCCGCAGCTTCCTCATAAAGCCGGTATACTTTGACATAGCTTTTGCCTCGCTTTTCAATCCGCTCAGAAAGTTCTTGATAGGATTTTCTTGCGGCCTCCATGCCGTCGGAGTTCTTCTGTTCCTTCGCCTCATTATAGCGAGCCTTAACCTGCTGCATTGCCATAGTGTCCAGTACGAGATAATTGTTTATCATAGCATTTTCTCCTTCGTTTGATGTGAGCAGAGATTACTCTGGAACACCTCAAAAGGCAAGCTGAAAAGCAAAGAATTTCAAACTTATTTTTTAACGCGCCGCGCCTTTTCTCCGGTAAACTGTTCCCAGCGCATAACAGCGAGATCACAGGCCGCCGGATCGCACTCCATGGCAAAGCAGCGTCGTCCGCTCTGTTCAGCGGCAATCAATGTTGTGCCTCCTCCGCAGAAGGGATCAAGAACGATAGTCCCCGGATCACTGTGCATTTTCATACACCGCCACGGTAGCTCCACCGGAAGCTGCACAGTACCGTCCGTAGCCTGTGGGGTAGCCATCTCCCACACACCGGCATAGCCCCACTTGCGGCGCTCCTCCTTGGTAAGTCGTTTCACAAACCGGTAATTGTGGGCCGCAAAAGCCGACACCCAAGACACCTCTGGTTGA